ATGTTGCTTTCATGGTGCTTGATGACATCGGCACGAAGTCAAAGACACCGCCGATCGAACCGACATGGAAGATGGAGACATCGCCGGGCAACTATCAGTGGGGCTACACGTTCGGGCTCGACGATCAGCCGCGCAAGGGTGAGTTCTCAGCCGCGATCAAGGCCATCGCCGACGCGGGCTACACCGATGGCGGCGCGATCAATCCGGTGCGTAATTTCAGACTGCCCAACTCAATCAATCTGAAGCCTGGGCGCGATAATTTCCGTTCGGTCTTAGCCGAGTTTCACCCCGAGCGCGAATTCACTCTCGCCCAAATCTGCGAGGCTCTTGATGTCAAACCACACGAAGCAGACACCGCTAACATGTACCGCGTCCGGCTCGACGACGACGGTCGCGATGATGTCCTCGCATGGATTTACGCAAGAGGCGAGATCGTCGAACCTGCAAATGCCGAAGGATGGTTCGGGATCGTCTGCCCTAATGCGGCAGAACATTCGGACGGTAATCCTACTGGTCGTTACCATCCGCTCAACCGGTCCTACTGCTGCTTCCACGAGCATTGTGGTGACTGGAACAGCCGCCGGTTCCTTCAATGGGTAGCCGACGAAGGCGGCCCTAAGCATGAGTACGGGCTACGCGATGAGCTAGTCGCGCAGACGATGCGCCAGACCTATGAGAAGATCAACCCGACCGAGGCGTTCCCTGACGCCGCCAAGGCGCTGATCGCCGAGGTCGAGCGCAAGGAGCTGGCCCGCGTCGAGAAGTCCGAATGGTACAAGCGCTTTGCCTACATCCAAGAAGACGAGAGCTTCTTTGATATGCAAGACCGTCGCGAGATCAGCCGCTCGACCTTCAACGCCCTCTTCCGCCACATCTCGTGTCAATCGATCCACAACGGTCGCCGCATCGAGGCGTCGGTGTGCTTCGACGAGAACCGTCAGGCGATGGGCGCGCGCACTCTTGTGAGCGTGACCTACTCCGCCGGCCAAGGCGTGCTCGTCACCAAGGACGGGCTTGTCTATGGCAACCGGTGGCGCGACGCCCGCCCGCATGAATACGGCACAGGCGACGTGTCGCGGTGGCTCGAGCATGCCGCGCGCATGATCCCTAACGATGCCGAGCGCGAGCACATCCTCGACATGATGGCGTTCAAGCTCCAGAACCCCGACATCAAGATCAACCACGCCGTGTTGCATGGCGGCGATGAAGGCTCGGGCAAGGACACGTTCTGGGCGCCGTTCATCTGGTCGGTCTGCGGGCCTGACCTTCGCAATCGCGGGCTTGTCGACAATGACAGCATCTCGTCTGCGTGGGGCTACCATCTCGAGAGCGAGATCCTGATCATCAACGAATTGAAAGAGCCTGACGCGCGCGAGCGCCGCGCTCTGGCGAACAAACTGAAGCCCATCATCGCCGCGCCGCCTGACACGCTGCCGATCAACCGCAAGGGTCTGCATCCGTATGACATGGTCAACCGCATGTTCGTGCTCGCGTTCTCGAATGATCCGGTTCCTATCTCGCTCGCGTCTCAGGACCGCCGGTGGTTCTGCATCTGGTCGCATGCCGATCGCATGCATCCGCGCGATGCCGCCGACATGTGGCGGTGGTACAAGTCGGGCGGCTATCAGGACATCGCCGGTTGGTTGAAGCGCCGCGATGTCAGCGCGTTCAATCCGTCAGCGCCGCCCATGACGACCGAGTTCAAATTGAACCTGATCGAGCAGGGCATGACCATCGCCGAGAGCTATCTCTGCGAGATGATCCGGTCTCGCCAGGGCGAGTTCGCCAAGGGTGCCATCTCGTCGCCATTGCATGCGCTATGCGACCGCCTGTCGGGCAGCGTTCCGCAGGGCACCAAGGTGCACCAGACGGCGCTCTTGCATGCGCTCAAAGAGGCCGGTTGGGTCGATGTCGGCTACATCGCCTCGGGCGAATACACGACCAAGAAACACGTCTGGGTCGCGCCCGAGTTCAAGCGCCGGTCGAAGTCCGATCTGCGCCGCATGGTCGAGCCCGTAACGAAGGACAATGTCGTAGAAATGAAAAAGACCGCCCCGTAAGGGGCGGCCTAATAGTCGGGAGGACTAGAGGTCGAGCATAGCAGAGAGCGCTGTGACCATCAAGAGCGTGATGAAACCGGCTACCATTGCACTACCCCGTCGATTACGATCTGCTGATACCAACGCTCGCCGTCCTCGCCTTCCCACAGGGCCCAGACATTGTTGCCTTCGTATTCGTACCGGATTAGTTTTCTCATTTTAAATGCCCCAATTGATCGTGGTCCGCTATGCGTTTGATCTCCGCGATTAGACGGTTTTTCTCGCGTTGCAAGTGTATGACGACATCGAGCGCGTTGTCTCTTTGGCGCTCGGCCTCTTCCAACTGCCGCCGCAGCGTGATGATGTCGTCGACTAGGTCAACATCTCTGAGTAATCGCTTGCTTTGAAATCCTGGCATTATCCACCACACGTTTGACATGATAGGTTAAGGTTGCGAACGCGATTGCATTCGGGGTTGTTTTTAGCCATCTCATAGCCCTCGGCCCAATAGGTATGTTTTGGGTCGTCAGGCTCATACGGGTTGTAGTTGAGAGGCTCACCCGCTTTATACGCGACCATCGCATCCGCGCGGGTCGTGTCAGGTGAGCGTACGATTTTATCGAACTCCATTGTTGAGAGCATTGATCAGATCCAGTGCCATTTGAGTGTCAGTTTCGGGTTCTGTCGGCATTGCGAGTTTCGCGTAGCCCATGACGTCTTGCCAATGATCTTGGAAGTCGGGGTCGCCGCACAGGATCCGTGCGAGCTTGACGGCGATCATCTCCAAGCTCTCCGCCTGTACGTCCGTTAGCCTGATCCAATTCGGGGAGCCCCTCATCGCGTCCTTGATCGACTGCGCGATCTTTGCTGTTGAAAGGTAAGAGCCGTGTGTCTTTTCTCGGGTAGATAATACTAACAAGATAGCCTCCTATTGTGATCCAGATGATTATTGTGATGGTGAGCAGCATATTGCGTCTATCGCTCCCGCTCGTGAGTGATGGTGTGAGAGCCGACCCTTAGCGGTGCAGGCGCGCCATCGGTCTTTGCCCTTTATGACCCAGCCCATGACGTTTCCGTTAACGTCGAGGATGACATAGGCCCCGATCCCGTCCGGTACGATCCTCATAAGTCACCGCCTTTCTTTAGAGGGTCGTAAGCGGGCGCAATTAACGCCCGCAGGGCAGTGATCAACTGATCCAGACTGATCCGGCCTTCCCGACACTGTTGCACTAGATGTTCGATTTCGTTCAGCATAGACCTTCGCTCCGTGTAGCACTGTCGTATGATCGCGCCCGCCCATCAGGTTCGCGATGCGTTTCAAACTATAGCCTGCTTCGCGCAGCCGATAGTAGGCCTCTTGCCTTGGCGGCAGTAGGTGAGCGTTCTTGCGCCGTGAGTTGAGATCGTCACGCGTGACGTTGTGCGTCTCGCACACGTCCCGCAGGATCGTGAGCCACACAGGCGCGCCTTGATCCAACCTATTGGCTATGATCATATGCGCCTCGGCCATCTGCGGCCCTAGCGGTTTGGGCTTTGGCGGTGGTGGTGGTGGCGGTGGTGGCGGTGGTGGCGGTGGTGGCGGTGGTGGCGGTGGTGGCGGTGGTGGCCTCGGCGGCGCGCCCGCGTTAAGCCTGGCGCGCACCGCTTTATAGTGCTCTTGTAGGTTCATAGCATGACCGCCTTATAGCGCGCGCGCGCCTTAGCGTGCTGCTCGATCAAGAGCCGATACAGATCGTGGCGCATGGTGCGGGCGTCGCGCCCGCGTTTAGTCCTATGGACCATGCGCCATACGCGGCGCACAAGCTCTAAATTGCTATCCGATATATGAAGGTTCAAACGGTTGTATGTTCCGAACATAATCATTCCCCTAAATTAATGTCCGCGTGGTGCGCGTCCCAATGGTCTAATCCGATAATGGTGCGCCTATCGCCGTCATGCGCGAATACATACGTTTCGGGCGGCAAGCTCTGTAGCATGGTGATGAGTGCGCCCGCCGTGAGCCCGCGCGGGGCGGGCGTCTCGCCCATCTCTTGCATGGCCGATAGCGCGTCCCCTATCGCGTTTCGAAGGTGAGAATCAAACGCGCTGGACCGCGCATCGGCTGCTAGCGTTTCGTCTATTATATCCCAAGCCCAAGCGGGCGCTTGTCGCGTGATCATATGATTGCCCTCTCTCTAATTGCGTTATGAAACGCGCGCCGCGCGTCATATGTGAGCCGCGCGCCGTCTTTAAGCGCGCCGTTAAAGATAAGCGCAAAGTGACGCCCGCGCTCATATTGCCATTGGTCGCCCGTGTAAGGGAAAGCCTCATAGTTTAGAGGCTTGCCCGCGCGGGCTTCTTTAAACCCGCGCACAAACGGCGCGCTACGCATTGCACCTTCGGGCTTGCCCGATACAGTAGGGACTTGTTTCATAGCATCCCCTTAAGCTCTGATTTAATGCGTTTTGCATGTTCACCACGCCATGAGCTAGCGTTTGCCAGAAAATAGAGCACAAGCCCGCGCGCGCTTTCCACGCCATAGGGCTCGTTTATGGACGCGACGGCGCGCATGGCGTCAATATAGGGCACCGCCCCGAAGTAAGGCTTCGGCCAATGCGCGCGAATATCGATTGCGATTTGATAGAGGGGTCTCATAGTGTTTCCTTTCAGATTACAAAACCGGATTTATCTTTTTTAGCTTTTGGGCCCTTGGGGGATAGCGCGACCACGACCCCGCGCGGGTCTAAATGCCGGAGATCGTGCGCGTCCCCGTCGATCACGGGAAAGCCGTGCCATGTGTCCGGCTTGTGCCGGAAAACGACCGCGACGGTCCCGCCCGCTTGCAATACGCGCAAGCAATCGGCGTCGTTCGTTTCGGAACGGGAAAACGTGAGGCTATAGTTTTTCGGCATTTTGCCAGCCGCATGCGCAAGCGCGCGCTTCACGCTTTTTGTATAGTCAGTGAATTGAACGTCCGGAAAGCGCTCTAACAGCGTCATGCCGTCCTTGTCGCGTATGCCCTCAAACGCAATGTCCGTCGAACCGTTAGGCCGCACGCATAGCTTCACGTCGTGACGGCGCGCCTTGCGGATTTCCGCCTGAATAGCGCGCGTCATGTCTTTAAGATAGGCGTGGCGCTCTTTCATAAAACGGCGCGCCTTATCAATTCGGGACTGTATCACCGACGGATAGTAAATCGCCGCACCCGAATGTTGGCCTAGGCAAAGCGCGACGCATGCGGCGCTTTCATTGCCACATAGGTTGCCAACGCCCGCCAAGCGCGCGGGTGCCATATAATGGATTGCGTTCATCCAGCCATAATCGCGGGCTTTGATTGCTTTCGGATTGTCGGAAGAAAAGATGCGATTTTTCATGGTTAAATCTCAACGATTTTAAACTCCGGAAAAGCATAAGGAGAGGAAATATCGCCCGCCTCAAAAGCGGATTGAATGTCCGCCATAAAATTAACAAGGGCGCTTTCCGCTTCCGCGTATGTTTCGAAAACAGAAGGTTTTTCCTCTCCGTTTTCGTCAATATCTGACCACGCGTTAGTCCAACCTTGACAAAGAGTGAAATGGCGCACTTCAAAGTGTGTTTTCATTGGAAAGCCTCATATAGAGCGGTTACGATTAGCGCCCCCGCCAATATGGCGAGGGGCAGTGAATAGGCGTCAAGTACGGCAATCATTGCGCGATCACCCGCGTTTCAGCTTTGCGGATTAGGATCGGGCGCGCTTTTGCTTTTGGCGTCCAACCGTTGCCTTTTGATACCGCTTTAACGGCAATGCCAAGCCACGCATGAGGCGTAGCGGGGTTGTCTTGGACTTTATAAATGTGA